ACACGCAACTAACTGATAGTGTGATACTACCAGCGGTAAACAATCGGTAAAATTGGATTTGCAAAGAGGGTGTTTTCGGAGCGAACTTTGCCTTAGCAAATCACCCCCCAAATAGCATCAATGGCAAAGCAGATAGACTCCACGAATAAGACAGCTAAGCGAGAGATGGCGCAACGTCTCTACGTCGATAGTAACTACACCCAGGAGGAGGTGGCACGTATCATCGGTGTTACCCGACAGACTGTTATACGTTGGGCAAAAGAGCACCACTGGCAAGAGCTCAAGGCGGCAACCTCCGTGTCGCCTGCCGAGCAGATCCGTCAGCTTCGCCAGCAAATTGCCAATATCAACGAAGCCATCCTGGCGCGTCCAATCGCCGAACGATGGGCAACGCCAGCCGAAGCAGACTCACTTAACAAGCTCGCCACGGCCATCGCCAAGCTCGAAAAAGACGTAGGCATTGAGGACCTCGTCTCTGTGGCCATGGCCATGACGAGCTGGATGCGCGCATCCGACCCCGAGCGAGCTAAGGAGCTCAGCAACCTTTTTAATGCGTATATCCAAGACGTCACGGGAGGGGCTAAACGATGAAACTCGAAGAAAAGAGAGCCTTAGCGCAGTGGTCCGAGTACCACCGCTCGATGCTGAACGACGTGTTTACCGACACCTCCCTCTCTCAGGCGGAGGTCGACAAGCTGCGTCGTGATCTGGAAGCAGACCCCATCCGCTGGATACAGCACTGCTTCCCGAAATACGCCAAGTATCCCTTCTCCAAATTCCACATAAGCGCTATCCTTCGCCTCATCGAGCACGACGAGTGGTACGAGGTGCTTTCTTGGTCTCGTGAGTTAGCTAAGAGCACGACGGTGATGTTCGTCCTCCTCTACCTGGTGCTTACAGGGCGCAAGCGCTTCATCGTCTGCGCCTCCGCCACGGAGGACGCTGCGATACGCCTACTCACCCCTCTTAAGATCAACCTCGAGAGCAACAGTCGTCTACGCCAGCTCTATGGAGACCAGCAGACGCTGGGGGCATGGACGGCAGGCGAGTTCACCGCCCGCTGTGGGGCTAAGTTCCTCGCCATCGGGGCGGGGTCGGCTCCTCGTGGTCTACGTAATGAGTACATCCGACCCGATGTCATCTACACCGATGACTTTGACACCGATGCCGACTGCAAAAACCCCGAGGTGCTGAAGAAAAAGTGGGAGTGGTGGGAGCAGGCGCTCTATGGTACACGATCCATCTCCGAGCCCCTGCTGGTCGTCTGGTGCGGTAACATCATCGCCAAAGACTGCTGCATCGTACGTGCAGGAAAGCTGGCCAACCACTGGGACATTGTCAATATCCGAGACAAAAACGGCAAGAGCACCTGGCCCGAAAAAAATAGCGAGGAGCATATCAACCGCACGCTCTCCAAGATTAGTAAGCGCGCTGCACAAGCGGAGTACTTCAATAATCCTCTCGAAGAGGGGGAGTTCTTCAAGCTCCTCCCGTGGGGGAAGGTCCCGCCACTCCATAAGTTTCAGTTCTTAGTCACGTATGGCGACCCTGCCTACTCAGACAGCCGAAGCAAGAAGAGCTCAACGAAGTCCCTGTGGCTTCTCGGAAAGTACAAGGAGCGCTACTACATCATCAAGGGCTTTCTCGCCCACGAGACTAACGCCACCTTCATCGATTGGTACTTCCAACTTGAGCAGTACGTCGGTGGGGCAGCACCCGTCTACCACTACATAGAGAACAACAAGCTCCAGGACCCCTTCTTCCAGCAAGTCTTCCGTCCCCTCCTCGCAGAAGCGAACAAGAGGCGAAAGATGAGCCTACACATCCGAGCGGACGAGAAGAAGAAAACCGATAAGGCTGCGCGTATTGAATCACGCCTTGAGCCGATCGACAGAGAGGCGCGCTGGGTCTTCAATGAGGAAGAAAAGGACAATCCGATGATGCTTGAGTTACGCGAGCAATTCACGCTCTTCGACCTTTCTCTGCCTTACCCTGCGGACGGTCCCGACTCTATCGAAGGGGGCATCCGTGCGCTTGACGACAAGTTGAGAGCTTTTGAGCCAACAATCACAATCCCCGTCGAAGACCTTCGACATGACAACAAGTATAGACTATAGAGATATGGACAACTTCATTGACCTCACCGACTACGACTCCTCTATCCATAAGGAGATTTTAGGGGCGCTCGTGAGAAAGGAGACGCAGCCAGGCGTCGCCAACCCATCTTACGACCCCGAGATCATCGAGACCTGCGAGGATAGAGCTGTTGGAGAGATGCAGGGGTATCTAAACAAGGCATACGACGTAGCTGCCATCTTCAGCGCAAGAGGAAAAGACAGACACGCGCTCATCCTCATGTACGCAATCGACATCACACTCTACCACCTCTTCACCATTCACAATCCCTACAAGATGTCGGGCATCCGCAAGGACCGATACGAAAGAGCAATGGAGTGGCTCAAGATGGTCGCAGCGGGAGATATCACCATCGGCGGTGCTCCTCGCCTCCCACAAGAGGACGCACGACAAAACGCTCGCTTTATCATCGACAGCGACCGACCAAGACCCACACGACTATAGACATGGCAAGAACCGTAGACGAAATCAAGCGAGAGATGACCGACGCATTCATGGCTGATCCAGTCATCCGCGAGAAGTACCAGCTCAAGGAGGGCGACACCTTCCGCTCAGCATTTTCGCTGGTCAGCCTGGAGAATATCCTCTTTTTTATCGTAGCTGCTGCCCACCATGTCGTAGAGCGCCTCTTCGATGGATACCGCGACGACGTTGAGCGTACGCTTGAGCGTGCTATCGTGGCCACAGTTCCGTGGTACTATCACAAGGCGCTGGCTTATCAACATGGCGATAAGCTCGTGCTCGATGAGGCAACGATGCAATACCGCTACCCCAAGGTAGACGAGAGCCGTCGGGTGGTCAAGTACGCTGCAGTACGCGACCGTGGCGGAAGCATCCAGATCCTTGTATCAGGCGAAAAGAGCGGGCGGCCAGAAGCCCTCTCGGAAGACGTCCTAACAGCATTCGAAGCCTATATCCGAACAATCAAACCTGCAGGCGTTGTCATCTCCGTTCGCACCGCCCCCGCGGACCACATCCGCATATCAGCGACCATCTATGCCGATCCGATGATCCTCTCCCCTCAAGGTGTGCGCTATCGAGATGGTGTGCGACCTGTAGAAGATGCTATCAACGCCTACCTCGGCGGCATCACATTCGGTGGAACATTCAACAAGACGAAGCTCGTCGATGCAATCCAAGCCGTAGACGGGGTCACCGATGTCACCCTCGGCGACTGCTCTGCCCGCCCAGACGCTGGCACATACAAGAGCATCGACGGCAATAATTACACCGCCTTCAGCGGCTCAATCGTCTCAGACGACCTCAACTCAACTCTTAGCTATGTGGTATAAATTCGACCCGCTCAAGTTCGCATCGGATATGCTCCCTCCTATCCTCCGTTCAAAGGTCCTCCTCGCTATCCTACGAGCAATTCTCACTCCGCTCAGGAGACTCCTCGATAGGTTCAGCCGATTTCGTGGAGACGTACATCGGCGTATCAACACGACGGGGCAGACCTACTCCCTTGAGGCCGCACTCAGCAATAAGTATCAGCTATCACGTGGCACGATCTACATCACCGACACCGATGATAAGCAGCTCTATCTCTACTTCACATCGGAGGGGAATGCACCGCTTCACCTACACTTAACCTCCGAGCACCAAGAGCCCTTCTACCTCGGCTTCGAACATGAGGGGAAGCATGAGCCTGATTTCATTGTCCACATCCCCTCCTTCCTTCATAGCGAGGAAGCTGAAATCATCAGATTCATCAACATCTATAAGCCTGCTGGCAGAACATACAAGATAGAATACTACGACTATGAATGAGATCAAATTTACCGAGGGTGGGCAACCTATCTCCCTCAACGACCTCAAGCAACTCAGTGACAACATCACCAGTAGTGTCGCACTACTGGCAAACCTCTGCGGCGACGGTATCCTTGACGGATGCACCCTCTCAGGTGATCAAACTGGGGGAGGTGCCCGCATTTTCATATCCTCAGGACATGCCATCATTGGGGGAGGTGTCTATGAGGTTGACCATACTGAGATAAACTTCAATGGTATCGGTCTCGGTGACCTCCCCGCAGAGATTTACCTTGTCCCCTCGAGTGATGAGAGTCGCTCAATGAATTTTGCCGACGGGAGTACGCATCCAACTCGCGTGCGCAAGACCGCGGTAGCGGTTCGTGAGCGTCCATCCAATAAGGAATACATTGCGTACAAGATATCAGGTAACAACAGTAGCAACCCACGCCCATTCATCCCGAGGAGCGAAGAGGCGAAAGTTGACAGCTATCGTATCCTTCGCGATGGCAAGCAGGTCGGTTATATGAACCTCTATGCAGTCAATGGTCTCCCTCTATTCAGAGCCTGTGATCTACATATCCCTGCAGACAACAAAGTCATCAAAGCAACGGATACTTGGTTAGCAATGTATGATATAGAGGGTCCCAACGCCCACACGCTCTACTTCTCCCTTCGCAATATGGTAGATGTCTTTCAACCAACAATCTACGACATCATTATCGAAAGTGGACGTATTGCACTTCACAAGGGAGCTGATCGTATTACAGAATTTGATGGTCATGGGCTCAAGGCCAGTGCTCTCATTAAGACATCCTACCCTCTCGTATGAACAACTCTCAGATAGATCTCATCAAACGTGCCGAAGCACTCGCGTCCAAGACTGAATCAGGCTCAATCACGCCCGAAGAGCTCGGCTACCTCATCCGCGATGTCGCCGCCTATGTCGCCGAGGTAGAGCGCGAGGGTGGAGCACTCGGTGTACGCAAGGTGTACACCTCCATCTCAGCTATGACAGCCGACACGGCTCCCACTGGCGACGACGACAAGCCCCTGCGAAGGGGTAACCTCGTTGCCGTTTATGACGCTGCCCACCCTACGGCAGCGGACAACGGGCGTATCTACGTGTACACGGGGTCGGGCTACACTGAAGTTGCACATCTGCAGGTGCAGCTTGCCACCCCCTACTCGGATGAAGATAAGGCAAAGGTAGACCTCATCAAGACCGACGCTGGCGAGGATCACTACCTTGCTGGTGATGGTAACTATAAGCCTATCCAGGTGCCTCAAGCCCCCGTGCAGAGCATCTCGGTGGGTGGCACCAACCTACCGCCCGATGCGCACGGCAACGTTGACCTGACGATACCTAAGGCTCCCGTTCAGGGGGTGGCAGTCAACGGCAGCACTGTCGCTCCTGACGACTCGGGCATCGTCAACATCGAGACTAAGAGTGGCACTGTGCAGAGCGTCACGCTCAATGGGGTCAAGTCGCTCCCCGATGAGTCGGGCAACGTGGCTATCTCCATCGATGAGGTGGCTGTCGACGACACCCTCAGCACCGAGAGCACCAATGCTGTGTCTAATGCAGCCGTGACGACTAAGCTCAATGAGGTAGAGCGAGCTACCATCTCAGGGATGGATGCTGAGCGGAGTGCGGACGGAGAGACCGTCACACTCAAGCTCACTAATAAGGAGGGTGGCGAGGTTGCCTCGGTAGACCTCCCTGCAGGACGTGGCGGAGGCGGTAGCGAAGAGACGCAGACCACACGCATCATCCTCACCTCCTCAGTGTCGCAGTCGGCCGTCAAAGCTGGCGACACCGCACAGCTGACCTACACCTACCGCCACGTGTCCGCCGACAACGACGAGGCGCCTACGGGTGTGCAGGCGACTATCCGCCTCTCCATCCGTCGAGGAGCGACACAGCTCCTTGAGCAGACCATCCCCGACGTATCGGCGGGGACGTACACCCTGGATCTCACCCCCCACCTCACCACGGCAGGGACGGTCGACGTGCAGATACTCGCCACGGCCACCAACGCCGAGGGTAAGACTCAGAAGCGCACGATAGCCACCTCTGTATCCGTCTACGCCCTTGCGCTTAACTCAAGCTACTCCCTCTCCTCTGGGCTACCAGGCTACGCTACAACGGACATTCTGGCTATCCCCTATGCCGTGACGGGCGTGGGCAACAAGACCATCACCCTTTACATCGACGGGGTGAGCTACAGCGTGCAGAGTGTCACGCGTGCGGGTACGACTAACGGTACCTTCCAAGTGCCACTGCAGGGGGCACACGAGGGGCGACACACGGCGCAGCTCATCGCCGAGCTCACTATTGGAGCTAAGGAGATACGTAGTGAGAGCATCTACTTTGACTACTACGTCGGCAAGACAGAGGACCTTCCTCGCATCGGCGTCATGCTACGTCGACACGACGGGCATATCCTCTCCGCCGAAGAGCATTTATCCCCCCGACTCGACGCAGAGCAGTTTGCAAGCTACAGCTTTAGCTACGCCCTCTACGACCCTCAGCGCCAACCTGCCGACCTGTCACTCCAGGTAGGCGACGCCGAGGCGCTGTCGCTCTCTATGGGACGAGGCGCCGAGGTCTACACCTCACGTAGCGTCGTTGCAGGGGACATCCCTGCGCGCCTATCCACGCGCCTTGACGTGAGCTACAACCTCACCATCTCCGTGCGTGAAGGTCACGTCAACGTAGGGGAGGTCACCGACGGCGTGACCCTCGCTCTCTCAGCACTCGGACGCAGTAATTCCGAGGCTAATCCTGCCACGTGGAAGAGCAGCGGGATCTCCACCTCCTTCAGTCAGTTCGACTGGGCTGCTGGTGGCTGGGACGGATCGTCCCTCCAGCTTGTCAACGGCTCATCCATCACTATTCCTGCGACTTTCTTCGCCACCGACCCGATGGGGCTTGGCGGTACGATTGAGCTGGAGCTTCGCACCGACAACGTCCTCTCCTCGACAGGTGCGGTCGTTTCCTGCCTTGATGACAAGGGCATCGGCTTTGTCGTCACGGGTAAGCAAGCCGAGCTGCGCACTGCATCAGGTGCGGTCGTAGTCACCAAGTTTGCCACGGGTGAGTTCTATCGCATCGCCTTTGTCGTGCAACCTAAGTCAGGGAGTCGCCTCCTCGAGATCTATGTCAACGGCATCCGCTCGGGTGCTGTGAGCTACGGGCAGGCAGATACCCTCCTGCAGGTTGCCTCCAAGCCCATCGACGTGACCAGCCAGCATGCTGACGTACGCCTGCGTGCCGTACGCCTCTATGGACGTGCCCTCTCCGATGACGAGGTACTCAGCAACTACATAGCTTCCCGCCCCGATGCTGCAGAGGTTGTAACTCTCTATGAGCGCAACGATGTCCTCGGCGACGACGGAGCTGTCTCCCTCGACAAGCTGCGCAGTCAGGGTAAGAGCGTGCTGCGCATCGTGGGCAATGTCCCCCTCGTCAACGAGACCAACACCAAAAAGTTTGAGGTATCGGTAGACATCTACTTCTACTCGGGCTTCGGCAAGCAGTACGACTTCGTCTGCAAGGGCGCTGGGCTGCGCATCCAGGGGACGTCTTCCACGACTTATCCCAGAAAGAACTACCGCATCTACCTCGACCGCAAGAAGAAGTACAATACCACCCTCACGGTGGGCGGCATAGAGCAGCAGGAGCTTAAGTACGCCTTTACTCCTGGAGCTGTACCCGTGTCGATCTTCACCATTAAGGCGGACTTCGCCGAGAGCTCATCGACGCACAATACGGGGCTGGCGAAGCTCATTGACGAGACCTTCCGCAGAGCAGGCATTCTAACTCCTCCCCAGAAGGCTTCGCAGGGCGTTCGAATAGCTATCGACGGCTTCCCGATGGATGCCTTCTTTGACATCGATGGGTCTGGCCACAACACCTACCTGGGCAAGTACAACTTCAACAACGACAAGAGTGGCAGTGAGGAGGTCTTCGGCTTCATCAAGGATGAGAAGTGCATGTGCCTGGAGTTCCTTAACAACTCCGAGCCCCTTGCCCTGTTCACCACCGACAACATGGCGAGCTTTAAGACTGCGCTCGAATTCCGTCACCCTGACGGCGTGGAATGGGATACCGCCAGCGAGGCGCAGAAGACGGCTGTGCGTCGCCTATGGAAGTGGATCATCAACTGCAAGGGCAACCCCATCAAGTTTAAGCGTGAGGTGGCCGACTACTTCGACGTGGATAGCCTGACGGGCTGGTACGTGCTCACCGAGTACTTCATGATGGTGGACCAGAGAGCCAAGAACATGATGCTCGCCACTTGGGACGGCTTACACTGGTACTTCCTGCCTTACGACAACGACACGGTTCTCGGGGTGCGCAACGATGGTAAGGTCGTTTACGACTACACCATCGACGAGACCACCTTTGACGAGACGATCGGCTCCTATGCCTATGCAGGTCATGACTCCCTTCTTTGGCAGCTCGTCAGAGAGGCACTCCCCGACAAGCTCCACGAGACGGCGCAGAAGATCCGCGCTACTATGAGTAAGGAGCGAGTACTGGAGATGCTCAACGGCAAGTTCATGACGAACTGGTCTGAGCGTGCGTACAACAAGGATGGGGAGTATAAGTACCTCCAACCATACACGGCAAGCGGCATTGACTACCTCTACTGTCTTCAGGGATCACGCTATGCTCACCGCACGGCGATGATCAACGATCGCTTCGCCCTACTCGATGCGCAGCACCTTGCGGGGACGTACCGAGCTGATGCGCTGCGCCTCTACTTCGCGCACCAGTTCAGCTCAGACCGCAAGCGCATCAACATAACCGCCAGCGAGCGCTACTACTTCGGCTATGGTTACACCTCGAAGGCTCCTCATGTCTCAGGTGTACGTGCCGACGCTTCGGGATCAAAGGTCTCCCTGGAGCTTGACACGGACCTCATCGTCAACGACCCGCAGAACATCTACGGCGCGAGTCGTATGGCGGAGCTTGACCTCTCAGACGTGAGCGCCTACATCGTTGGTACGGCGAACTTCGACAAGTGCTACCGCCTCTCCAAGCTCAACGTCTCATGCACCACAGGTCAGACGACCCTCACAGCCGTCACCGTAGGTGCGTGTCGTGTGCTCGAAGAGTTGAGTGTGGCAGGGCTGCGCTCCCCTTCATTCCGCTCGCTCGACCTGACGGGGAATCCTCGCCTCAAGAAGCTCGATGCATCGAACACTGTCCTTACGGATATTGTGCTGGCAAACGGCTCCCCCATCACAGAGCTGCGCCTACCCGAGACGCTCACAACGCTTCGACTTCGCTACCTACCCAAGCTCACCACCGAAGGGCTCGTAGGGCTGAACTCTGAGGCTGTCACGCGACTTTGGCATGAGGGATGCCCACAGATTGATTGGGAGGCGCTCCTGGAGCAGCTCCCCGCTGTGACGCACCTGCGTATTGTCGGCATCGATCGCACGGGGGATGTCGCTTGGCTCAACCGCTTCCTCAGCAAGGGAGGGATCTCCGCGTCAGGCTCACTCACTACGACCTGCGCGCTGGTGGGCACATACCGCCTCACGCAATACCTCTCTGACGTCGAGTACGACAAGCTCGCTGCACACTTCCCCGAGCTCTCTATCAGACAGCCCGAGTACACCATCGTAGGTTACGTCAACCGCACGGTGGATAAGCAGGGCTTTACGCAGGAGGTACTGGCGACTGACCGCTGGTTCAACCACGACAACCAGACGGGCTTTGGCTTTGACAAGCCCTACACCCCATCTGGACACCTTCTGCGCATCTTCAAGGCGCGTCATCGCTGGCGTGGCCGTGAGGAGAAGCGAGGTGAGATGGTCGTTTATCCCCTCAGAGACGATCACTTCGGATACTACGCTGACGGGCTCACACAAGACCTATCCACGCCGACCAACCTCGCTGACGCCGAAGAGGGTGGAATTTGGGTAAACGAGCCACACTACTGGTATAAAGGCATCCACGATGGGGACACTTGCACCGACTACCAGGTGTATAGTTCGCTCCTCGATGAGCCACGCCGTCCAGAAGGGAAGCTATACGACCTTCTTGCCATTGAGAGGGAACTCAAGCCTGTACTCCAACATTATATCCGTTGCCCTAAGGGATCTGAGGGGAAGAATATCTCCGAGTGTATCTATAAGCACAAAGCTGGATATGTCAATGAAGAAGACTGTAACTGTTACTCCTACATAAAAATACCAGTCCAAGGGTATAAGCGGGTAAAGTTTCCGATTTGTAATAATGGGTTTTCTAATGGAGACAATCCATCAGAACATGTGCGATACCCAGACTACAAGCAACCAGCTCCTTTTGAAAATCGCTACAAATGGGAGAGGGGGTATATGCTATCTGCCGTATTCACAAATGCAGCAGGAGTTATCATCAAGGTTATTCGTCTCTCCAACGAGGAATACCCCAATTTTGTGCTTGACTATTCGGCATCAATTCCAGAAGGAGCTACCCATCTATATACCTCGGTCTTTACCGAATTTATCGATGAAGAGCTGGAGATATGGCTGACCAACTCCGAAAATCCAGCCGACTGGGAGCCGAATTGGCAAGAGCATAAAGAGACTTGGATCGCAGCTGTACCATTGCACTGGCAAGTTGGAGAGAGCCTTCCTGAACTGACAATAGGAGAGAATAAAAAACTTGGCAGACAAGATGAGATGAAGTATAAGCTCATTCAGGTGCATAGATTCTACGACTATGTATCCTATGAAGAATATAAGGATCTACGAAACTTGATTTGGGCACACAACGGCAACTTTAATTTAAGAGATGTCTATGGTTGGGGAGAAGGCACCCAAGAATACGCGAACCGTTTTGGTGGCTTTTACTCATTCCCAGATGCGGGTATGCGTGGCACAACAGCTCGTGATACTAACGGTCGGACTTCTTTTAAACCAGGGCTCATTCGAGAGGATAAGAGTCACAACCTTACGTTCTCAACGTGTTCATGTCCTTCCATATTTGGGTATATCTGGCTTCCTGCTCGTGTAGTACTCTCTTTATCAACCTTCAGCAGAAATGGTGAATTCTGCTCCTTCTCAAAGAATGATGCCATTCGTAGTGCTGTTACTATGAGAAGGAAGAATGCTGGTCTTGGATATGACTACACCCAACTCTTATGGGTTAGAGAATGGAGGCACTTTAATGGCAGAGAACGCAGAATACATCCATTGACTAAATATGAAAGAGCATCATACTCAGGTAATGCCAATACGCTACAAGTCATTGGTGGTAGATACCTTGATATCCTCCAACGACGAGATGGGGGAAACGTCAATATGGGTTGCGCCATTAATAATGATGCTGGTGGTCGTAGCGATGATGAGCTTTACTCCACCGATCACTCTTCATATGGCTACTATTCAGATGGAGGTATGATTACGAAATGGGACTGGGGACGACAGTTCATCGTTCCCATCTTCCGTGGCAAGGTGATCAAAGCCTCCTCTCCAGAAGAGCTCCGCAAGCTCAAGCACTATAAGTTCCTACTCGATGAACGACCAGACCTCAGCAAATGGTAACGACATATCGCCAAATTGGCAACCCCTATATGAGAGGCAAGCTCCTCTACTGCATCGATCCGTTCAATGAGCGCTACCTCCTCGCCTATGACCTCCAGAAGGTCGACAGCGAGGGGGACACTCCACAGCAGTACACCTATCTCACCGAAGTATTTGACCACCGCCCCTCTCTGCATGAGGTGGCGGAGGTCATCTACCGCCCGTACAACGAGCGCTGCGATGATCGGGTGCTTCGTGGCTTCAGCTACACCACGCAGGAGGAGACGCCCGTCACACGCCACGTATGGCTCGACGAGACCAACCAGCGCAACTTCCTCGGCGAATTCACATTCGCCAAGCTCTTTGACGGAGTGAATCTGCCGACCATCATCAAGATGGGGCTTTCAGAGGAGGAGGCCTACTATTATCAGGTCTCCACGCTCAACCAATATAAACATTTCATCATCTCGGCGCTCGGCCACATCAAGCAGTGTCTTTCCGAGTGCTGGGCAGCCAAGCAAGCAGTAGACCTCACCCCTTACACCCTTGACAGCAATGGCACGGAAGAAAACGAAGCAGTATCATAAGGCAACTACTCAGCCTGCTCGACTCATCTCTGAGGGATCATACAACAGCAGAGAGGTTGTTGATATCGTCCTTAGCGCCCCTGAGCTTTTCTACTTCGACATACAGAAGTACATCAATGCGATCAACTCTGCAAAGGCCGTAGACTTCTCCTTCCGCTCTCGACTATACGATATGTATGAGTCGGCGCTCATGGACCTGCACCTTGCTGGCGTATTAGCCAAGCGCCTTAAAGGGGTTACTAAGGTGCCCATTGAATTCTCTCGAGATGGCGTACCCGACGAAGAGATCAACCGCCAGCTCGCGTCCCCTTGGATGAAGCAGCTGCGTGAGGAAATCATCCTGGCGCAGTTCTGGGGATTCTCGCTCTTACAGTTCTACACTGATGATGAGGGGGACATCCGATTCTACTCCGTGCCTCGCAAGCACTACGATCCCGTCAATCAGGTCCTACTCAGGCACCAGACAGACAGCAATGGGACTCCCATCTCCGAATTCCCCAACATGCTGTTCGTCGGAGCGGAGCGTGACCTTGGCATCCTGGCTCAAATCCTCGTAGCTGTCCTCTACAAGCGAAATAACTACGCAGACTGGGCTAAGTACTGCGAACTCTATGCTATTCCAATTCAGGAGTACACCTATAATGCTGGCGACGAAGAGACACGTCGACAGCTCCTCCTTGACGCCCGCCAGCGAGGCAACAACGCCGTGTACATCCACCCAGCGGAGAGCAACTTCCAGTTTGTTGAGAGCAATGCGAAGTCTGGCACATCTGAGCTCTTCAAAGACTTCACGGACTACTGGGACAATCAGATTGCTGTGCGTGTCCTTGGCAACACCCTCACCACCTCGGCATCATCCACAGGCACGCAAGCACTCGGCACTGTTCACAAGGCGGTAGAGGAGGAGCTCAACGAAGATGACTGCAATACAGTCCTTGATGTCCTCAACTACTATATGCTGCCCATCTTTGAGTCACTTGGATTCAATGTGTCGGGCGGAAAGTTTGTCAGCGCAAAGCGCAAGGAGGTTGACACCTCTCGGCAGGCGGACATCTACCTGAAGATGCAGCAGTTGGGCTTACCCATCGACGCCGACGACGTATATGAGACCCTCGGGGTGAAAAAGCCCGACGACTTCTACGAGCAGCTGGCCAAAGTTGAGGAGTATCGCAAAGCGCTTGCTGATGTCCTCGACGGGGCTTCTAACTACGATATACCGCCACCCGAAGAGCCTACGAAAGACGACAAGGGAAGCAAGGGGATCAAGGACAGACTGGCGCATTTTTTCGGTTTAGCCCCAGGGGAGACTCCTCTCGGGGCGGACAACGACTTCTGATCAATGAGCTCTACTATGGTTGTCCCTGCGCCTCTTGCTCATCCATAAGCAACTCCACTCCACCAGAAGCGGTATTCTCCCCTGATGTGCTGGAGGGCTTCCTACACAAGATATACGATGGGTTTGATGTCTCTAACGACATCGAGCCAACAGCGTGGAGGGAGGTGCTGCGCATTATGAATTCTGGGGCTGTGCAAGGGCTCTCCGAGAGTATGAACCCACCGACTCACGAGGAGGGATTCTTGCGAAGCATCCGCCACTCCAACGAGGTGTTCTCCGTCTTCAAGACCCACGCAATGGGGACAAAGATGGCGGAGCGTCTTATAGGTGAGGATGGTAAGCTCCGCTCTTTCGAGGAGTGGCGCAAGGCTGTTGCACCCATAGCTCGCCATCAGGTAGGCTCGTGGCTACGCACCGAGTACGACACCGCTGTCATTCGTGCTCATCAGGCGGCTGACTGGCTCGAGTTCGAAGCCAACAAAGACATCTTCCCCAACCTGCAGTGGATGCCTACCACATCGGTATCCCCCGAGTCAAGCCATCAGGTGTTCTGGTCGAAGCCCGTCATCCTCCCCGTGGATGATCCCTTCTGGCAAGAGCATCGACCAGGCGACCGATGGAACTGTAAGTGCTCCCTTGATGCCACCGATGCTGACGTGCAACGGCTCGACACCGAAGAGCGCAAGGAGGCTGCAAAGCCAGAACATCAGGCACAGCGTGGGCTTGAGGGAAACCCCGCCTATAAGGGGCTCATCACCGATAAGCACCCCTACTATCCCGAAAGCTGTGCCAAGTGCCCGTTCTACGCCTCTAAGGGTATTAAGGGATGGGTGCGTAAGCGGCTATCTAATCGCGTCAAGGACTGCCATAACTGTCCTTATGTAGACAAGGCTCTATTCATAGCTAATCGACGAGCTGAAATGGAGCAACTAAAAGATAATCCAGACTATAAGGATGTTCAATTTGACGAAGAAACAGGGGGCCTATTAGCCACCCATAAGGGACATAAAACCGCCAATGTTCACAAAGAGGTTTACTTTGGGAATATGACAGCCAGTAAGCTCGAAGAAACATGCTGTGAACAGCTCTTCAAGATGGGACATAAGGTTATCAGACTTGATGAGCAGGCAAGAGGTAAGGATGGAAATACGCTACCCGCTCTTGATATATCACTTAATGGTCGGGTAATGGATATACGTAGTATCACTGCCCACAGTAGCAACTACGTAAATGCGCTCACGGACAAGAATAAGCAACTTAAGAAGTATAATAAGCGAGTTGATATCTCCTCTAACTCAGATAGCCTTTGCTTGTACTTCCACGATGCAGATATGTACTCAGAACAGAAGATTATTGATAGTATCAATAGTTACAAGAACATCTTGGCGACAAGAGGGTCAGAGGCACAAATAAGGAAGTTGTATATTGTCGTTAGAGGCCGTAGTGAGGTAATAGAAATAGATGTATAAAATTAGACCTCATCCCATTTGAAGTTGGGATGAGGTCTAATCGGGGCGACGTCCCCTTTCGGGGTACATCACCACTGCAAAGATAGTAATAAATATAGTATATGCAATGTGCTAAACTTCTTAAGGTCATCTCTCGCCTCACCGCAGATTACGAGAAGGAGATCACTGTAGTCTTACCTCGCAAGGTTGCGGTCCTGGCGAAGCAACACTATAAGGCTAACTTCCGACAGTCGGGGTTCGTCGATGGCGGCTTGCGTCCATGGCAGCGTGCTCAACGAGAGGGGGGATCGAGCACATCGGCGCAATACCGAACGCTCACCTCTGCCCGCAATCACTTAATGAGTAGCATTGAGGCTGTGCCGAGTAGAGCTTCTGTACTGGTTTACAACCCCGTCCCTTATGCCCGCATCCACAATGAGGGCGGTATGCTTATCTCTAACCCCACTGTCACGCCCAAAATGCGCAAGTGGTTTTGGGCGCAGTACTACCACGCTGGGGGAGACAAGGGCGGAGAGGCTGCCGAGAAGTGGAAGCGCATAGCATTAGGCGCACGCGACAAGCTGATGATCAAGGTACGTATGCCTAAGCGACAGTTCATCGGCGAGAGTAAGGAGCTACGCGAGCGTATCAACGAAGAGATCATCAAGAGTATTAACAAGGTTAGCGATAACGCACTCAAGGAATAACTATGGAGTATTTAATTCTGCCCATCATACAGCATATCTCTAATGGTATGCCAGAGCTAATGGTCGTAGATGAAGACTATGGACAGCTGGAGGTTGTAGACGACGATGGTAAGCTCATGTATGAGCTCACATACCCCGCAGTGCTTGTTGACATAGAGCATGTCGATTGGAGTGAAATACAAGGGGGGAGCCAGTTCGGAGAAGCACGCATCAAGGCGCGCTTAATCATTAACTGCTACGAGGACACCCATATCGGCAGTGGCACAGAGATGTTCATTCAACAGCGCGAGGAGATGCGCGCACGCATGCATCAACTCCTCCAGGGGTTTCATCCGTCTGGAAGTGCGGGGTCAGGGCTAATGCGCACAGAAAGCAAGTTCTA